GGTGAAAAATGTCGAATCCATCAAATCTATACGCTGAAAAGGTCTTTGCGGAGTACCCACTCGAAATGTGGTCTCTTGACGATGCAACAGACTTTGCATCCCTGATAACGAATTCACAAAGAGATATTACTCTTTGGACACCAAGTTTGTCGGTGGTTAGTATAGACTATGAAACAGAGCCAGACACTATTACAAATATTTCTAGCGAGTTAGACATTTATCTTGTTTCAGACTACTCAGAAGAGCCACCTCCTATAGACGACATTGACATATATCAAATTGACATTACCCCAGAATTTGGTTTTACATCTGGAGAGATAATTCTAACAAGCAATACGACGTTTGATGTTGGTTCTCAGAAAGAGTTTGCAATAAGTGTTCCCATGCTTGCAGACCAGGCTACAACTAGTGTTGAGATTGGGTACAAGATAGGTAGCACAATAACTTGGTCAGAGGAGATTTTTACTACAAAAGATTTTTTATGGAGTGTTCCTACAGCAACATTTTCTGGAGCATCGGCAATCGGCTCACCAGCAAACATAGTATTTAAAATTTCCTTTTCACAGGGTACAAACAGTCCTGGTGTAATCTATAAGTTTTACGTTGGTGGCATTTCTGTGGGGGTTCGTTCAGAAGAATTCGCAGGATCATCACTAGGTCTTACACCAGAAGATAAGCCAGCAGGACTTCCGCTTACAGGGTCAACAGTAAAAGTTGTCAGGGCAAACCCATACAGCCTATCAGATAATTATGGATACTACACTGTTGATAATGGAATAGTTCTTCGTGCAAGAAACTCCACAATACCGTTGGTTTATGGTGCTTCAAACTCAACAATATTGTCAAAGGCTGACAACGGAAACCCATCACTAATTGTGCCAGGCACAGGATTCCTGAACGACTCTGGAAAGCTGTTTACAAGAACACTTGAGTTTTGGATGAGGCTAAATGTTTCGGCATCATCTTATCGCAGAATCGTTGGTCCAGTAAGCACATCGTCACTTGACGGACTTTATGTAAATGGACCTTTTATGTCATTGAAGGTTGGCGACAGTTTTGGCTCATACTTTGTCGGTGAATGGTCAAGACCAATGCTTGTTCAGATTATTTTGCAAGATGGCACGGCAGTTCTAAAGGTAAACTCAGAAACAGTGGTTTCACTAAATGTAAATATTTCACAGCAAGATTTTCCAGGTGCAGATGAAGACTGGATAGGATTCTACGCATATGATGACGTAACTGAGTTTGAGGTTGACTGTATTGCAATTTATTCATATTCAGTTTCAGATAAAATTTCTAAAAAGAGATTTGTCTATGGTCAGGGAGTTGTTCTTCCAGATAGCACCAATACAGCATATGGTGGTTCGTCAATCGTGGCAGACTATAGTTTTGCAAATTATGATAAGAACCACTCATTCCCAAAAAACACAGATTGGACATCTGGTATATATAAAAATCTTTATGTAGATAAGCAAAGACTGTCTCTTCCAGATTACCAACTTCCAACAGCAAATTTTGGAAAGAACACATTTGAAGAGTGGCTAAGAGTTATGCAGGGTGTTGCCCAAGATCCAGAAATGAAGGCAATCAATCGTGGGGTATTTTACATGAAGCCAACATATCACTCAACCGTAGAAAACGCACTATTTGATTTAAACACACCATACTTTTCATTTGACAATCTCAACGTTTTGACAAACTCCAAGGTATCTGGAATGTATTTCATATTTGAAAACAATAATGCTGGTTCAGACACAGATAGAAACACGCTGTTCCTTATCCAGGACTACCTGACAGGAAAATCTCTTGAGATATCTGCTAGTAGCAATTCAATTAGATATGTGCTAAACGATAGTGCAGAACCACTGCTGACACACCAGGTTATTCCAGATGGAGAATACACACCAGTAAAGACAGTTGCTGGAATAGACATTAAAAAGCTTAGTGCAACAAATCCAGACATCGCTTCATTGTTCTCTGAGCCATCAAGACTTCGTGTAAGCGTTGGTGGAAGTATAAACTCAACCGTATCGAACCTTAAGACATTTACAGGACCAATATACGAATTTGGATTTTTGTCAGATGCAGATATTGCAAACCTCGGAGAGACTGCTTTTGATGCCAATGGATTTGCAGACTATGCAGAAGTAGAAACATTTGAGAGCATAACACCAGAGTACTCAGTAGTTGGAAAGTACATACTTGATACATTCAGCCTTGACGTAGCCTGTAAGGGTTCTTGGCAAGACTTTGTTCCAGTATCAATGTTCAAAAAGGTCCTGACGCTATCAGATGGGTCAGAAATTGATGACGTTTCAATGATACAGGTCAACGTTGACTACCCAGCAATTAGAAAATTTGTTGGCGGAAACTACGACACATCAAATTCTTTTGCACGATTCTTTATATCTTTCCAAAACATGTCCGATGGAGTAGTTCTTTCTTCTGGACGTTCAATAGTCCCAATGGGTCAAAATGACTACGTTAGTCCATCATCTTCTTGGGAATCAGAGACTTATGAGATAGTTGACGGTGTCGTCCTTGGTATGCCGAATGTTGCAAATCTTGACGAGATAGCAATGATATTTTCAGTAGAGATAGAATCGGACGGTATAAGATCAAACCCAGTTGTAATTAGATCAATAGACCTCGCATCACTAACCTTTGACGAGCAAAGCCTTAGACCTATCGGAACAAAGTACGGAACAAAGATTTATCCATTTAAGGAGCTAGACGACGAAGAGTATGCTTCATCAAAAACAAATCCTTTTAAGATATACAAGGGAACAACCCCATATTTATACCTTACATCAAAAACAGGCATTGAGGTTGTCGGAGACATACTTCCACCAACTGATCCAGAATACGTTCATCGTGGAGTAGTTGCAATTATTAACGAGTCGCTATCAGAAACATACGATGTCAGCTCTATTATGATGTCTTTGAGATATCAGGACCGTGAATTTCCAACAACAAAAACAACAATTTTTGAGATTGAGGGTAAGGTCCTTGACGCTGGTGCTGTTAAGGATATCTATCTAAGATTCTTTGTTGAGTCAATAAATTATGACAACACTCGTGGAAAGATATTCTGCGAGGCAAGCATTGATGGGGAAGCGTTCTCTGTTTATGATAATCTAGTTTATTACTGGAATGGAAAAGTTGTTGGCAACCCTGTACTGTCTGCAAATGAATGGGGAATGCTATCTGTATCATTTACAAACTTCTTAAAGTTCCCAGCAGTATCTGGATCATTTGAGATTCACGGAAAGGTCATTGTTGACAACGTATCTATTTACAAGATTTCTGCCACAGAGTCTCAATCATCCACTACCACTAATACTTGGAACTCAGCACTGTACAATTACGCTGACTGGGAGGCTGTGAGCACGGACGGCACAAACCCAATTCTATGGTCAACGATATATATTATTGTAAAAACTGCAACAAAACCAGTAGACCAGAGCGAAATCTATCGATCTTATCTTGGAATCAATAAGATTATTGTAGATACATCGGACAGCTTAGTCACGCTAAAGCCAGAAAACTGCGAGTACGTTGTATATAACGCAGTAGAATGGAAAACAACTACACTAAACGCTCTATAGTATGGTATACTAGTGGTTATGGATAAAATAATGCAAGGACCACTTGGTAAGACTCGTGTAAGAGTTATAGAGGAGAAGTTCTCCGATGCAGGTATTTATGTATGGCAGTTGCCATCAGGAAAGTACTTCACAGATGGCGAAGGTAACGCATTGAGCATTGAATCAATGATTAATGATACCGCCAAGATTAAAGAATTAACAGAGGCAGCAGCATACTACGGTCAGCCAGATGGCAAGCCAGTATTCTTCTCAAACGTTCGTAAGATTTCAGACGAGGAATACAGCGAGCAGCAGGACCGTATGGCACAGGGATTCATCCCATCAGCCAACGACCTAGGTGCTCTGATTGCTGCAAAGAATACACAAGCACTATATGGAAGTGAGGACTAATGAGCGAGATTACAAGAATCCCAATTAAGGATGACTCTTTCCTAAAGAGTGAAGTTGTGGACCCATCAGCCGAATTTAAGGCAATGGACGCATTCAACAAAGATTGGTCAGAGGTACGAAAGTACGCTGGCATTGAGCAGAACTTCAAGAGACGTGCTGACCGCATGTTTGAAAAGGCACAGGTTACAGACCAGTATATGGACTCAGCTCTTGCTGTCCAGGGTGGTAGAGAAGACGCAAAGTCAAAAGCTATTAACCCAGGAACAGTTTACAGAAACGCTTACGGTCTCTTTGACGTTATCACACCACCATACAACCTTAACGAACTTGCAAACTACTACGACACATCATTCGCCAACCACGCTGCTATTGATGCAAAGGTTGAAAACACTGTTGGTCTAGGCTATGATTTTGCGGTATCAAAAAATACCCTAATGAAGCTTGAGGATGTAGATGACAAGGACAAGCTAGACAAGGCTCGTAGAAAGATTGAACGACTCAAGATCCAGCTTCGTGACTGGCTAGAGAGCCTCAATGATGATGAAAGCTTTACTAGCGTACTTGAAAAGGTAATGACAGATGTTAACGCAACTGGTAACGGCTACATTGAAATTGGTCGTACCCTTAAGGGCGAGATTGGTTACGTTGGTCACATTCCATCTACCACAATGCGTGTACGTCGTCTGCACGATGGCTTTGTTCAAATGATTGGTAACAAGGTTACATACTTCCGTAACTTTGGGGCAACCAACGCAAACCCAATCACCGCAGACAATCGTCCAAACGAGATTATCCACATCAAGGAATACTCTCCACTAAACACTTTCTATGGTGTGCCAGATGTCATTGCTGCAATGTCAGCACTGATTGGTGACGCTCTAGCAAACCAGTACAACATAGACTACTTCCAGAACAAGGCTGTACCTCGTTATGTTGTAACACTTAAGGGAGCACAGCTATCTGCTGACGCAGAAGACAAGCTGTTCCGTTTCCTACAGACTGGTCTAAAGGGTCAGAACCACCGTACACTATACATCCCACTCCCAGGAGACTCAGACACCAATAAGGTTGAGTTCAAGATGGAGCCAATTGAGGCAGGTGTTCAGGAAGCATCATTCAGCGATTACCGTATCCGTAACCGTGAAGACATCCTGATCGCACACCAGGTTCCTCTATCAAAGATTGGTGGCGGTGACTCTGCTGCCATTGCTGCTGCTATTGCACAGGACCGTACATTCAAGGAACAGGTTACTCGTCCAGAACAGACCAAACTTGAGAAGGTACTCAACAAGATTATTCGTGAAAAGACTGACATTCTTGAGATTAAGTTTAACGAACTTACTCTTACAGACGAAGTTGCACAGTCACAGATTGACGAACGCTACATTCGCAACAAGATTGTTACTCCAAATGAGATTCGTGAGAAGCTTGGTCT